AAGTGTTCTTCAACGAAGTCCGCAACGAGTATTCAGTTGAACGCGATCACAGCTATCTTGTGCATCCGACTGAAAACCAACAGCGAACCATCGACGCGATCTTCGCAATGGCGGTTGCTGAGATGGCCGAAGAAGACGACACGTTCGCAAAAGAGTGTGAGCTTGACAAGACGGCGAGTGAGCATCAGACAGATTTGTGGTAGGAGGCAGACGATGAATGACCCAATCACAACAGTGAACTATCACGCAGGAACTGGAGACACGTTTGACGTAGAGATTATCCCAGACGTGCCACTGTACGCGGTTGTAAAGATACGGAATCTCTGCATATCGCCGGTGACAATCTTCACACCTGGCGGACGCAACTGGACTCGTGACTATCTGGTAGAGCTTCGCGACGAACTCAATTACGCGATTGACAAGCTTGACGCGATGGAGACCAAGGAGGAAGAATGAGCAAGACACTAGCCGCGAACATGGCCGAAGTGATGGAGAAGGTTGGCTACGTCCAGAAGGATGCGACGAACGACTTTCAAAAATACACCTACGCAAGCGCACAGGCTGTCTTCGATAAGGTACGCAAGGAGCTATCCGCTCGCGGGATTGCGGTAGGCGGCGACGTTGAACTCGTAGCGTCTGAGATCGTCGGCCCGAAGGATAAGCATCTCGTGGTAGCGAAGCATACGCTGACATTCACAGACGGCACTGACACGCTATCTGTGGCTGCGCTCGGTGAAGGTATCGACGCAGGGGACAAAAGCGCGATGAAGGCGAACACCGCCGCCGTCAAGTATTGCCTGGCGAAAGCGTTCCTCATCTCGTGGGGCGACGATCCTGAGGCAGATTCAGCATCAGATGGACAGGGAGAGGATCCTCACAAGCAAGCGATAGCCGGCTGGCAAGAGAAGTGCGGCCCAGCTTGCACGACCGTTGACGGTGCAAAGAAGTGGTGGGAGAAGAACAAAGAACAGATCAAGTCAGACTGCGGAGAGGTTGGCGCGGCTGATAGTGTCTATCCTATGTGGGCCACGTACTACGAACGACTAAAACAGGAGGCATCGGAATGAGGATTATCAACTGTGAACAATACTCGCCGGAATGGTGGGCGGAACGCCTCGCACATCCAACGTCTTCTCAATACTCGAAGATCGTCACGAGCAAGGGAGAGCCGTCCAAGCAGCGAACAGCCTACATGCACGAGCTGGCCGCTGAACGATTGACAGGTGCACAGGAGGACACGTTCATCTCTATTGCAATGCAGAAGGGATCCGAGCGTGAATCTCTGAGTCGCCAGGTGTACGAGATGGAGAACGAGGTTGAAGTCGTCCAGGTTGGATTGTGCATCAGCGATTGTGGCCGATGGGGTGCAAGTCCTGACGGGCTAGTAGGAGATGACGGGTTGGTTGAGCTGAAGAACCCGCTTGGGAAGACGCAGGTAGAGCGGCTGTTGACGCTAGAGCCGAAACTGCCGACAGCGTATATCCAGCAGGTGCAAGGACAGCTACTCGTAACAGGGCGGCTATGGTGCGACTTCGTATCGTACGTCCCAGGCTTGCCGCTGTTCACCCTGCGCGTATACCGAGACAGCATCTTCTGTGACAAGCTGGAGATTGCGCTAATTGAGTTCTGCGAAGAGCTGGATACGATCTGCATGAAGCTAGGAGGTAAGTGATGCCGATTGATGTAGTTGACAAGATGGACGCAGACTTGAAGCAGGCGATACTCGAATGCTTACACGACTACTACAACATCATATACGACGGCGGCTCTGTACCGATGTGGGTTGCCGTGATGGAGGATCAATACAGCGTAGACGACGGTATCGAGCATCCGATGGATAAGCACCATCACATGGAGAACGAGCTAGCCAAATACCGCAACGATCTCAAGCGGATGAACAAGGAGGCATGATGGCGACACACGGCCTACTCAAGAAAATCTGGGACAATGAGAAGAACTTCGGACTCGTAATAGAAGTTGACGATCACGGCGAACATAAGTTCAACTTGTGGAAGTGGGAGCTTGCAGGCAAGCCGAGCGAGAGCAATCCTGAACCTATCTGCGATTGTCACGAGTTCGTTGATAAGCGAATCGTATACACTGCGAAGCGCGGCGGATTGAAAGATAAGTCGGGGCCGGACGATGGTGATCGATGGCCATCTACGATTGAAGATATCGCGCTTGAAACATCCAGCGAGCTTACCGACGAAGTAGCGCCTGAGATCGAGCGAGAGGCGTCTGTAGTCGATTCGCCATCTAATCCTGAGCAAGTAGTCGCCAAGTACAACACTGAGCGTCTGAGCCGCTTGGCGCTGGAAGCCGTCCAGGCAGATCTGCGAGCGCACGAGGCTAGAGCTGCATGGCTTGACGAAGTGACGCGGCTTGCATCGTGAATCCGATGGCGACGTGGGGAGATCGCGGACGGTTCGAGGGCATCGACGAAGACACTATCGGCGAGCGCGGGACTGAATCACACAAGGCACTTCACTACGGCGTGTCGTTCGTAATCGTCAAGAAGCGCAAGCGGCGTATGTCCCCGAAGTCTGTTTCGGGAACAAGGGAGGCAACATGATCGGCGACTTCTACGGAGACGGCAACAGATACCGAGGCGTGCTGATGAGTGATCCTAGCGTGATGACTATCACAATATGCGAGACGATTATCATTGAGCCTGCCGATGAAGAGTAACCTAGAAGCGACCTTCGCGCTCGCGTTGAAGTCAGTCGGATGCGAGATGGCGCAGCAAGTGAAGTTCCATCCTGTACGGCGATGGCGTCTCGATTTTGCAACAGAAGATGGCACGAAGGTGGCGGTAGAAATCGACGGTGGAGAGTTCCTAACTGGCAAGAAGACGTCAGCCCACAATCGCGGCGTAAGGCGTGCGCAGGATTACGAGAAGAGAAATAGCGCAATCGAAATGGGATTTATTGTATTCCAATTAACAGGTGGTATGTGCAAGAAAGATCCGCTTGGCTGGGCGCGGCGTGTCAAGGCTGTAATCGAATCGAGGAGGTAGAATGTTCGGCGCTGGGTGGTTCTTCTTAGGCGGTACTTTATTCGGAGCGTTGGCAGTGTGCGTGTTGTTCTATGTGGCGGTTCGTATCTTGGATTCTAGTGAGTAGGGAGGCGTGATGGAGATAGCTAAAGAGATTGTTATGACGATGATTCATCATAGATTGTTGCCAGAGTTCAGGTTTGGTGATGACAACATCGAAGTAACCGACGCTTTGAACATCATTACCGAGAAGCTAAAGCCTATCCATGAGGCGCTGAATGCGATAGAGTACCTAGTGATTACTGACGACATTGCTTTGTCGTACGTGCGGCCATCCCTCGCACTATTCGAGGAGGCGTGATGAAGCAGGAGCAACTAATACCGAATGATGAACCGAAGGTAGAGGGCATACCTTGGGATCGATGTGAGTGGATTTGCGATACATGCGGAGCTGCAACGATGGCTCCAGGCTTTGAAGAATGCCGCGGACTTGAGGCTCGCCACTGGACGATCATGTATTTCAGCGATTACAACTATCCAGGCAAGTGGCAGACGCGGCGGTATTGTCCGAAGTGCGGACCGGCGGCGGTTAGCAGGTTGGATTCAACGTCGTGACGTGTTATACTTGAGTTGCGGGAGGGGTCTCCGGGCCTTCCCAGGCCGTCTATGATCGGCGGCCCCCTCGCAAACCTAATCATAGAGGTGATGGGAATGGGAACGCAGAAAGAGATTGATGATAACCACGTCAGAAGAATCCAACTACCGCACGGCCTATTTGCGCTGATAGATTCAGAAGATTACCAGCGCATATCAAAGCATAGATGGTGCTGCCTAAAGAAAGGCGACGGGACTCCAAGAGCCGTAAAACGCACAGCATACATCAAGGAAGGACAAAAGCAGGAAGGCGTTTATCTACACAGAGAGATAATGAATCCTCCTCCAGATATGTGCATTGACCATATAGATGGAGACGCGCTGAACAACCGCAAGAGTAATCTTCGAGTATGTTCGCACAGCGAGAACGCAGCTAACATCAACAATGGGCCTAAATCAAAGTCTGGATATTACGGCGTGTATTGGCATAAAGGCAAGCAGCAATGGCGAGCAAGCATCATGCATAACTACAAAAACATCCATATAGGATACTTCGTAGATGCAGAGCAGGCGGCGGCCGAGCGCGACATAATGGCCTGTGAATTATTCGGAGAGTTTGCAACGCTTAACTTCCCTGATCGAATGGCGGTGGACAATGCCTAAGCGATTCACCGACTCAGAGAAATGGAATGATCCGTGGTTTCGTAAGCTCACTCCAACTGCAAAACTCATGTGCCTATACCTATACGACCGCTGCGACATAGCGGGATTCTGGGAGATAGACTTGGAGGCTGCGGCCTTCGAGATAGGCGTCGAGCATCAAGACATCCTAGAAGCTATGAAGGGGCTTGAGAGGTGCTACGAAGTGAACGGTGATCGTATATGGATTACGCGATTCATCAGCTTCCAGGGCAATAAGGATCTCAACGAACAGAATAAGGCGCATCTAGGAATCATGCGATTGCTGAGGGCAAGAGAAGGATTCTCAGAGAATGTTTCTAGAGTGTTGAATAGGATTGAACTTCCAAGCCCTTATGAAGGTGCTGGTAAGGGGCTTCTAAGCCTCACAAGTATAAGTACAGGTAAGGGTAGCAGTAAGAGTAATGGTAAAGGTATGATTGAAAGTTTCTCAGAAACCGATTCAGTGATTGACTATCTCAACGAGAAAGCAAGCTCATCATTTCGCCACAGCGCAGCATCAAGAAAGAACATCGGCGGACGATTGGCAGAACTATTCACGTTTGATAACTGCAAGCTGGTAATCGACTTCAAGTGTAGCGAGTGGATCGGCACAGACTTCGACAAGTACCTGACGCCTGAGACGTTATTCAGGCCATCGAAGTTTGAGAACAACTTGAACGCGGCGAAGAAGTGGGATGCTAGTGGGCGCAAGAAGCCATCGAGCAACGGCAACGGCACTAACCGCGCGCTGACTAGAGGCGCTGAAGAGTTCGCAGACGTATTCGAGGAGTCGTAATCATGATTATGGGATCTAAGATAGGAAGTAGATTCAAGGACGCATCGCTAGAGACATGCACCGTCAACGCAACCAACAAAGCAGCCGTTGAACATGCACGCAAGATTGTATCCGAAGAGATAGGCGGACTCGTTATCAGTGGGCCGGTAGGCACTGGGAAGACGCATATCATCATCGCGGCTCTGAACGACATCGAAGCGGCGCACATTCCAGTGATAAGAGAAATGGATGACGGTATCGAATGTATGTCTCCGAGTAGGCGATATGTGTATTGGAAGGCGAACGATCTAGCGAACGCTGTGAGATCATCAGTGGCAGATTACACTGATCCAGTTAAAGACGCCAATAGAGCGGACGTTCTATTCATAGACGATCTCGGCACAGAGTATGAGAAGGTTGGCAGCGACTTCATCTGGGTAGCGTTGCAGGCGATATTTGATTACAGGTGGGAGAATGAGAAGCCGATCATGGTGACGACGAACTTGAACTCGACAGAGATTGCGAAGAGATACGGCGATCGCGTGCTCTCTAGGTGGCGAGGATCCTGCAAGATGCTATCGTTGCGCGGTGACGATAGAAGGGACGGTGGCTCATGAAAACATCAATAATCCGCGAGGCGGGATTTGAAGAAGCTATGCTGGGGCTATCGCTGTCGTACAACTCGGACTACGATGGCGCGTATGATGTAGCGAAGCGGCTGGCGTTCAAAGGCGACGGCCACGGAAAGTACCTGGAGTCGATAGCCGTGTGGATTGACATCGACGCGCCGCGTGAGTTCTGGCAGCAATTTGACACCTATCGAGTTGGAGTTACGAAGCAGTCAGAGTCAACGATGCACACGATATGTAAACGCCCTCTCACTCAAGATGACTTCGAGCATCATGTTCTTGCGCCGTATATGCGGCACTTGAACGAATTGATACGGCGCGGTAACTGGGAGAAAGTCAAGCACGATTTACCTGAATCATTCTTGCAGCGTCGGATAGTATGCACGAACTACATGGCGCTACAGCGAATCATCCGGCAGCGATACAACCACAAGCTAACTGAGTGGCAAGACTTCTGCGACGATGTGCTTGGGCAGTGCGAATATCCAGAGTTCCTTGAGGAGGCGAAATGATTCTCAACGATAGGCAGATACGCGGAATGTGCATGTTCGCAGAGTCGTCAATGCTGTACCCGTTCATTCCTGAGCAGAAAGGAAAGCCATCCTACGGATTAGGCTCCTTCGGCTACGATATTCGACTTGGTAAGAAGTTCCTGCTCGCGTCACGCATCGACATCATTGCCGATCCTATCGACTACGATAAGAATCTCTGTCACGTCCTCAAGCGCGATAACGAGTTCATCCTGCATCCAGGGCATCACGTCCTAACTGAGTCCGTCGAGACGTTTAACATGCCTGAGGATGTCTGTGGCGTGTGCTGGGGCAAGTCGTCCTATGCTCGCTGCGGGTTGTTGGTGAACGTAACTCCGCTTGAACCAGGCTGGAAAGGGATCCTCACGCTAGAGCTGGCGAACGTCAGTCCTAATCCGATTCGTCTACACGTTGGGAAAGGAATCGCGCAAGTGGTATTCTTCCGAGGTGACAGGCCAGACAGAACGTATACGGAGAAAGAGAGCGGCGGCATCTATCAAGGCCAGACTGGAGTAACAGTACCGCAGTAAGGAGGCTCATGACGTGTCTACGACTGAAGAGTGAATGCGTACCTGATGGCTTCGTCTGCGGCTTCCATCCGATCTACGAGTACGACGGCTTCCTGTTCGAGGTCCATGGCTATGGCGGTCCGATACCTTTACGGCGCAAAGACCATGAGCCACGGAGGAACATTCCAACTGGTTTCTGGTTTATGTGGAAGAAATTCTGTCGGCTATCAGACGAAGAGAAGATGAAGTATCTGTTCAAGGGGGCATGATGTGTGATCCTACTGTGGGTGTGGTATAATCATGTTGCAGGGAGCTGGACTCGTGGGCCTACTCTGTGCCCGTCCTACAGACGGGAAAGGCTCCTGCAATTCTACTGTAGGAGGTAGAGATATGACAGAGACACAAGACACATCTATCCAAAACGAACGATGGTTGCCAGTTGTTGGCTATGAAGGCATCTACGATGTCAGCAACCTAGGGCGTATCCGTAGGATGAAGAAAGGACCAGGCGCGCTTGTAGGAAGAATCCTGAAAGAGTCATTAGGCGATTGTGGTTATATGGACGTTGGATTGCATAAGGATGGGAGTCAGCACACTGTAAAGGTTCATCGACTTGTATCAGCAGCGTTTCTTGGTGAATGTCCTGACGGGAAGGAAGTCAATCATCGAGATGGCGTTAAGCCAAACAATGCAGCTACAAATCTTGAATACGTGACTCAGTCAGAAAACGCATTGCACGCCTATCGCAATGGATTGAAAGTTGCTGTCCACGGAGAACGACACGGGAGCGCGGTACTTACGGAAGAGAAGGTCCACGAAATCAGGCGGCGGTTGCTAGCGAAAGAAACCCAGGCGTCAATTGCTAAACGGTTTCATGTTTGTCGGGCGACGATTTGCCATATCTCTACAGGAAGAAACTGGGCGTGGTTGAAGGAGGAATGATGGAGACTGAGAAGATTCAGAGGTGCATAGATAATGGGTCTGATATCCGTGATGCACTTGCAGCGAAGGAAGAACTCACAGCCATAGAAACCGCGCTGGCTGCGAAGGATAAGGCGCTTATCGGTGTTGTGGATGACGATGCTGGCAATTCTAGCACAGTGCTTATCCGTGCCCATGCAGAATGGGTGAAGACTGTTACGGGGCATAGCGAGGAATCTCTCGCAGAAGTTGCGGAGTGGTTCAACGCGCTTGCTTGCAGTATAGATACTTGCGAAGCCGCCATCTCCCCACCGACCGAGCCTAAAGAGTGCGAATGGCTCAATGACCCGGCGGACGATTCCAATGACATGTGGCAGACAGATTGCGGCCATGACTTCTCCTTGAACGACGGAACACCATCCGACAATGATATGGAGTTCTGCCATTACTGTGGCAAGAAGCTCGTTGAGCGCGTTGTGGAGAACGATGAATGAACGCATAGGCACAGCTGAGACAGCGAGGATACTTCACTGCTCACTCACTCACGCTAGAAAGCTGATGAGAAAAGCGAAGGCAGACACTAGGCGAGAGTCGCGTGCCGATGGCGGGATACGTATCACGTTCCTGAAGTCAGACGTTGACGCCTACGCTATGGATCATCTATCTGTTAAGCGAGAACGGCATCACGGCAAGGCTGACAACACGCGGAAGATCGTCGCGTGGGCTGACGGGCTGAAACGATGGCCGCACGATAAAGCTATCTTGGCTCACGTATGCGCTGCGTATGGCCGCAGAGATGTGGAGGGCGTAATTGATACTCGGGTGTTTCGTAAGTCGAATGGCAAGTACCTGAGGGCGCTTAGACAACCGGCTATGCAACGAGAAGACACTGACGGGATATTGAGATGAGTTAGCTAGTATGCTATAATAGACAAGCCATAGGAGGCAACATGCCAGCAGTGACTAGACAGTTCCCTTTCTCGCTCAACGTTGAGACAGACGCTGACGTGATAGCATATCTCGATTCGCGAGATAACCGGACAGAGGCAATCAGGAAGGCGATACGATTCTGGATCGCACTAGAGGATGAGAATGTCACGGAGTAACGCAGTACGCGAGGAGGCGTTGAGGCTAGATGGTAATCGTTGTCAGATCACGGGATATGACGGCAGATCCGAGGAAGGCAGGAGACATCTTGAAGTCCATCACGTTCGTCCGCTTGGCGTTGGTGGCAGCGATGAAAAAGATGTAGTGGAAAATTGCATAACGCTACAGGCACATGTACACGTTATGGTCGAGACTGGCCAGCTTGTGATAGCTGAGTGGGATAGATCCAATGGAGTTCTTAGTGTGATTGACAATCAGGATGTTCTTGGGCATGGCGTAGGCAAGGTTGATACGTCTAAGCTGTGGTTTTATCTGCGACACGACGCCGAAGAAGGCGAAGAGATACTCACGCAGCTATCATCGTTCGCTATGCTGGACTCAACTATCGCCGAACGTGTATACAGACTAGGCCAGGTGGTTGCCGCTACGGATCCAGACGCTAGGACGCTGCGGGAATGCCTTGCGTCGAAAGGACTAGACACGCGACGGCTGATTGGCGCGGCGTCACTGTGGGCTAAGAGTCTGGATAACGGCGTCGAGTGGCAAGATGGAACTACTGTGTCAGACTACCGGCGTCTGTTGAAGGAATCTGGGCATGGATCGAAGCGAGAATACTTCTACGTCAAGATCCGAGGAACAGTCAACCGGATAGGGTCGCGGCCTGAAGTCTACTATCGGACGGCATACGAGCAAGAGCTCCGCGACGAGATGGTTATCGGTGATCGCCTGTACAAACTGGCGAAAACCGTATACGGCATCCGAGCCGAGAACGGACATCTGATGCGGCCAGACGGCAGCGAAGAACCGTTCATTCACTTCGTTCCAAAGGAGGCATGATGAAGAAGAAGACAATGTTCAAATTGAGAAATCTAGAGATTCGTGTGAAGCAACTCGAATGCCCTCACAAGAACGTGAGGTTTGATGTGTATAGTGAATACGTTGAGGTGTGTGAAGACTGTGACAAGATCCTTAATAGATTCTACTCAGAGAAGGAATGGCTAGAGGCCAAGCTGGATTATCAGAATGCTAAGTGCAAAGATGCCATTTCTGAGACTGATGCGCGTATACGGCAGCTAAAGGAGGCATGATGTTTAGGCGACTAGATATATGGATCAGCAGAAAGATGCACGCGGGGCGGTGGGCGGCATTCTGGGGCGTTCAATTCGCTGGCTATCTGTTCGTCACTGTATGGGGCTGGGCAACGTTGTGGCTAGTGATAACTGTGCCAGCGTGCGCGATCAGTGCGTTCATGGTGGCAGTCAACTTGAGGCGGATGGGTGAACGATGGGGTGAACGATGAAACGCTGGGTAGGCAGGCACATGAACGCGACGAGGTGGGCGATACTGTGGACGGCTATCTTCGCTGGCTGTTGCTACGGGATTGTATTCGTTGGCATATCGTGGTATCTCTCAGGACTGATACCAGCCGCCGCGATTAGCCTATTCATGGGAGCTGGCAACGTGGGCAGGATTGGTGAACGATGAAACGCTTCCGAGGGCTTAGAGGGCGACAGCGTGATTGCTTCAGCGAGATAGCGACAGGGCGGATGGGCGCACACAATCCGAGGACGCTGGCCGCGTTAGCTGAGAAGGGGCTAATCATGTTCGAGACGAAACGGTTCCTGCTTAACGAAGGCCTCGCCGGTACGCTAGTGCTAGACGTTCCGTATGTGCCGCTGGCTATCCATCAGGAGTGGTGCGAATGGTGCGCGGGGAGTAGTCCTACGCAGAACGACGGCCAGGTATGGGAGGCGTGATGAAAGTCTATCTGATAAGTGATGGCGATTACGAAGACTACACGATTATCGGCGCGTTCTCTACATACAAGAAAGCGAAAGATGCTGCTGAATACTTCAACGCCAATGAACGCATCGAGGAGTATGATTTAGACTCGGAGTTGAAGCAGCGTCCTGCTGGTATGAAAGCATTCTGCGTTGCGATGGACAGAGAAGGCAATGTTCCATTAAGTAAGTGGACGAATAAGATAAATGTGTATGAGTGTAGCGGCGATTATGCAGACAGAAATGTGGTGCAAGGATATGGCGGCAATCCGGCTCACGTAGAGTTCAACGTATGGGCAAGAGACGAAGAACACGCCATCAAGATAGCCAATGAGAAGCGCGGCGGTGTATTGATCGCTGGCGAGTGGCCTGGAGACGAATGAAGCGCATCAGATACGAGTGTGAGAAGTGCGGCGCAGAACACAACGTCCGGTTCCATAGCTGGGAGATACATCCGCGGCGCATGAACTGTACGGCGTGCCTTGAGAAGTCTGCGATGGCGGCAATGATGCCGAGCCCGGCTAACCATTTTCATCCCTCACGAGGAGGTAAGAAATGAGACAGTTTAAGTTAGGCGACGATATATCTGGGAAGACAATCGAGGGCGCGGTTATCAGGAGTTGGGAGATTATTCTCAACCTTGGCGGCGGCGAATTCATCCACATAACGCCTGAACACGATTACGATGATGGTGTCAAGTTAGAGTTTGAGGACGAGCCGAGCAACCTATCGCTTATTAAGGCTGGAGTAATCAGTCAGGAAGAATCCGACGAGATATACGCAAAGCGAGATGCCGAGCGCATAAACCGAGAAAAGGCGCAGGACATGGCAAATCTGCGGCGGCTGATGAAGAAGTATCCAGAGGCAACGGCATGATCCCCGGCCCACGCAGGACTATCGGCGTCCTGATAGCAATCAGCCTAGCATCGCTGGCCGTGTGGGGGATGCTCGCGTTCGTGCGGTGGATGGTGTTCTAAACTGTGTTCTGCACGGCGGATCGGGTATAATGTATCGAGTAAGGAGGCATGAAATGAAATGGGTGAACACTGATGGGCGTATACCGATAAAGAGTTGGTGCGAAGATGTAGAAGACGGCGCTATGCAGCAGGCAATCAACCTGTCGAACCATCCAGTTATGTTCCATCACGTAGCATTGATGCCTGATTGCCATCGAGGGTATGGGATGCCAATTGGCGGTGTCATTGCGTGTGAGAATGCCGTGATCCCCAATGCTGTTGGTGTCGATATTGGATGTGGAATGGCGTCAGTAGAAACGAATCTTACTGGAATGGACGCTGGGCTTATCGAGGACGTTCTTGAGGAGCTTTCATACTTGATCCCGACAGGATTCAATCACCACAAGGAAGATCAAGCGTGGAATGGATTTGATAAGGACCCTGACTTGCCAGTTGTTCAGAGAGAGTTGGCATCTGCAAGGCGACAGCTAGGGACGCTTGGCGGCGGCAATCACTTCATCGAGATTCAGATGGGAGATAACGGCCTTATATGGCTCATGCTCCATAGTGGCAGTCGCAACTTCGGGTACAAGATTGCCAAGGAATACAACCAGGCGGCTATGAAGAGATGCGCAATGTGGCATTCGCAGTTGCCTCCAGGGAATGGCGAGGACTCGCTTTCGTTCCTTCCGATCGGTAGCCATGAGGCAGCGCAGTACATCGACGCGATGAAGTTTGCACTCGCGTTCGCCCAGGCTAATAGAGATGCAATGCTTACGGTATTCAAGAGCGTAGTCAGAGAGATGACTGGCGCTGACTTCATGCGTGAGATCAACATCCATCACAACTTTGCGTCTATCGAGAACCACTACGGAAAGAACGTGTGGGTACATCGCAAGGGAGCAACGCAGGCTAAGAAGGACCAGCTTGGCATTATTCCCGGCAGTATGGGAACGTCTAGCTATATCGTGCGCGGGCTAGGTAATCCAGAATCATTCGAGAGCTGCAGCCACGGCGCTGGAAGGGCAAGCGGACGGGCTGAGTTCAACCGGACGCATACGGTAGAAGAGTGCGAGGCCGACATGGAAGGCATCGTGTTCGGTGGTTGGGGTAAGACACGCAAGGGAACGCCTGACATCAGCGAAGCCCCTGGAGCGTACAAGAACATCGACGAAGTGATAGCTGCGGAATCGGACCTAGTTGAAGTGGTCGTGAAACTGCGCCCGCTCGGTGTGATGAAGGGATAGAATATGAAATGGACGGCACGCGTAGTGAGATACGCACGCAAGCTTGGCGAGGTTTTCTCCGAGTTCAGACTCGGCTCCTTTTACCTCTTCATTCCGCTAGTCGCTGGGTTGACCAAGCGCCTGAGCAGCGGCCTCCGTCCGTTTCGCTGTATACTGTGCAAGGTGATAGCTGATGACTGAGAAGTGGCCGGAATTAACAGATGCGCCTGGAATGTACGTTGCAAACGACTGGTCCGGCTTGTGGGATGGCACGCAGTGGGTATGGGGCGGACCGCCTGAGGAGGTAGAGGATGAATGACACAGCAGCTAAACAGGCAGGCTCTAAGAAGCCGCCGCGCGAAAGAACGAAGGAAGAGATAGAGAGGCAGTTGCTCAAGAAGTGGACGGGAAGAGGTGACTGATGACTGAGAAGCACGCAGGCGGTAGACCGAGGAAGTACGAACTAGATCCGCGCAACGCACGGACGCATCCTGAGCGCAACATGGACGCCGTAGGTAAGTCGCTGACTGATCTAGGCGCAGGGCGTTCTATTTGCGTAGACGCAGATGGAATTATTATCGGGGGCAACGCCGTATACACCAAGGCACAAGAGCTTGGCATACCAGTTCGCGAGATCGAGACGAACGGCGACGAGCTTGTGGTTGTTCGCCGCGTTGATCTGAAGACGGACGATCCACGGCGCAAGGCGCTGGCGTTGGCAGACAATCAGATCTCGACGCTAGGCGAGTGGGACGACGTTGTGCTTGAGGACTTGAAGGGAGAGCTGCTTGGTGAGATAGACTTCGACGTGATGGGATTTGATGGCGTCAAGGAATGGGAGCCGAAGGAGGATGGGCAAGATCTGTCTGATGGCGTAGAGACAGAGAACAAATGCCCGTCGTGTGGATATGAGTGGTAAGCTGACAGTAGTTTCAACATTCGCAGGATGTGGCGGTTCAAGCCTCGGTTACAAGTGGGCTGGATTCCGCGAGCTTCTGGCTATTGACTTCGAGCCTCATGCCGTCGAGACGTTCAAGTTGAACTTTCCAGGCGTTGACGTGTGGCAAGCTGACATCCGCAAGGTATCTGCTGAGAGCGTCCTTGAACGATGTGACATAGAGAAAGGCGTTCTTGATGTCTTAGACGGTTCACCGCCTTGTCAGGGCTTCTCAACGGCTGGTAAGCGGCAAGTGTCTGACGCACGTAACGATCTAGCATGGGAGTTCATCCGATTGATTGAAGGATTGCAGCCGCGTGCGTTCGTGATGGAGAACGTGTCAGGCATGGCAAAGGGTGGAATGCGCGGACGGTTCAACGAGATCCTAGCAGGATTGAAGGCGACTGGCTATCGCGTAGAGGTTAAGAAGCTGAATGCGATGTACTACGGTGTGCCTCAGAGCCGAGAGCGAATTATCTTCATCGGCATGAGAGAAGGGCAAGAGATCGAGTGGCCGAAGAGACAAGCCATCATCACCGTTGGAGATGCGATAGGGCATTTACCTGATGGAGTCCAAGGCAATCATAGTGAGCAGGTAATCGCTGCTTGGCATAAGAGTAAGCCCGCACAATTATTACGGAAGGCCGTAAAGTATGTCGGATCATTCCAATCATGCCGGTTAGGTCCAGATAGACCGGCGCCAACGCAGATCAAAGGGCATAGCCATTGGCACTACAAGGTTCCGCGGAAGCTGACAAGTGTAGAGACAGGAATGATACAGTCGTTCCCTGAGTCGTTTAAGTGGATTGGCGGCGCAGGCAAGATAGTAGAGAGGATCGGCAACTCAGTACCTCCGAAGATGATGCAGGCTATAGCTGAGTGTGTGAAGGCGGTACTTGATGGCCAATAAACCAACAGGTAATCCCAACGGACGCCCGACGAAGTACGACGCTAAGATCCATCCTGGCATAGTGACAAAACTAGCCGCTGCTGGAATGATAGATGAAGACATCGCTAGTGTGCTTGAGATCGACGTGCGAACCCTGTACCGATGGAAGGACGATCACCCTGAGTTTCGCCAGGCCGTGACCGTAGGTAAAGAGAACCCCATCAAGGACGTAGAGGATGCGCTGTTCAGGCTTTGCAAAGGATACGTGTACAAGGAAGACGGACACGATAAGATCAAGCATCCAGACGTGAGAGCGATTCAGTTCTATCTGAAGAACGTGGCTGGCGATAAGTGGAAGGACAAGCACGACGTGAACGCATCTGGCGACATAACGCTAACGGTGGTATATGACGAACCTGAAGATCCATCTTCGTAGGCCGCATCCTAAACAGTCCGAGTTCGTCGAATGCTCTGAGAAGCGTATTATCATTCGGGCTGGCAGACGTGGCGGCAAGACATCCGGCATTGCTATACGTGCCGTTCAGAAGTTCCTAGAGGGCCATCGCGTTCTCTACATGGCTCCTACGCAAGAACAGACGGAGCGATTCTGGTTTGAGATAACGCGCGCGCTTGAGGAAGCTGTCTCAGGTGGCATATTCAAGAAGAACGAATCGTCACGCTTCATCGAGCTACCAGGCACAGAGCAGCGAATCAAGGCTAAGACTGCGTGGAATCCCGATACGGCTCGCGGCGACTATGGCGATGACATTATCCTAGACGAGTTTCAAATGATGGATGAGCGTGTCTGGACGAAGGTATGCGCTCCTATGATGCTAGACAACGATGGGACTACCACGTTCATCTATACGCCGCCTGACTCAGAGGCAGCGGCTAAATCAAGGGCGCGTGATCCCATGTTCGCTGCCCACATGTACCAGAAGGCTGAGGCAGACGACACAGGCCGCTGGGCGTGCTTTCACTTCACCTCTCACGATAACCCGTACCTGTCAACCGTAGCACTAGATGAGATAACGCTTGACATGGATGATCGTTCTTACCGTCAGGAGATTCTAGCTGAGGACATCTGGGAGACGCCTGGCGCACTATGGACGCAGGATATGATTGATGCCTATCGAGTTGATGAGGATGTAGCGCCTAAGTTTTGGGAGGTAATCGTCATCCCGATTGATCCCAGTAAGTCGTCTAAGCCAGGTAGCGATACGTGTGGAATCGTACCATGTGGACAGGACGCGCTTGGTATCGTATACGCGCTTGAGGATCTGACTGAGGTAGCACCTCCTGAGCGATGGGGAGTTACTGCTGTCGATGCTGTCAAACGATGGGAGCCATTCTGCAATGAGATATACATCCTCGTTGAGTCGAACGCAGGCGGAGAGATGATCCGCACGACGATCAATCCGATTGCTAAAGAGATGGGCGTAGAGCGCGCGATGATCTCGATGGCTCCACTAGCGAAGAATCAAAACATGATACCGTCAATACAGAACAAGTACGTCAGGGCGTTGCCTGTCAAATCCAGGTGGGGACGCGCTAAGTGTGGTATGATTGGGCATCAGCCGAAGCTAGAATACGATCTGTGTAACTGGATAGACGGCGCGGCGTGGAGTCCAGGTGGTATGGATGCAATGGTGATTGGCATGAGGCGTCTGCTTCAGTTGGACAAGAAGGAAGGCGGACGAGCTGAGATGATTGATTGGTGAGGAGGTAGGATGAAAGAGCAACGCATCAAGATGATAAGCGGTGACGAACAAGATGCGCTTACATCGTGGAAGGATGTCTGCTTCTGGCAGGCTGGACAGCGAAAACGAATCAAGCGTATGTACAGGAAGCGAGTTCGTAGGCTATGGCGTGAAAATCGTAACCGCCTATCCATGCAATAAAATGATTGTCGACACGCTTATAAAGTACTGAGGAGGTAGGATTGCCGATACTACGAGACAACATCATCGTCCTAGACGACATGGTTAAGGCGTTCGACGTTGAGCAGCCATCACGAGGCTCAGAGACAACCGCGTTTATCAAGCGATGGCGACGCAAGGAACTAGAGAAGGAACACGGTGGCGGGTGTCATAAGTCATTGGCGGTGAACGGAATCAACGCCGCGCAGATTGAGACGATCAGGAATAGCAAGAAGTTTCGAGACGCGCCGAAGATGGGAGGTAGTCGTGACAGTACATTACGCGATTAAGTTCGTGATAATCTTCTTCGCTGTATACGGGTTATTGGCGATTATTACGAGGCATCATAGGAGGTAGGCGTGATGGAACATAGAGAATACGCGAACCTAAAACGATCCGTCTTCGAGTTCAATGAGAAAGAGGTTACGCAGGCTCTTGTTGAATCGCTCGAAGATGATCGGCCAGAGAATGATTATGACGGCAGGTGGGAGCTAGAGTTCATCCATCCGTCAATGAACGACTGGGATGGATACATAATGCGCTTGAAGTGGACGAAGCACAGCGGGTTCACTAAAGATGATCGTTCTACAGTATAGTACCAAATCTATATAGTTCACACATCTATTGTAACAACGCCCAACAAGTGGTACTCTTACCAAACGAGCGAGATAACCGGACTTCGCTCAATGAGGGTGAGATATGGGGCGCTTCAAGAACATCGTCCTAGACTGGGCAAGTGACGGGCCACGCGTGGCCTTTGCTCATTTATTGGCTCCAGAAACCCGCTCGCAAGAGATCAGGACAACGCCTTCGATCCAATATGGCGTTGAGAAGTGGACGGACTGGAATACGAAGAAGGCAGTATTAGAGGGCTACGAGTCTCACTGGCTCGTGTATCGGCTTACATCGTTCAGGGCAAACGCAGTACGCTCGGCTATCCTAGTCGCTAAGGACATCAATACGGGAGATCCAGTACCAGATACTCACCCTGCAGCTAAGATGATTGCCAATCCTAACCCGCGCATCTCGATGAACGAACTAGAGTTCAGGGCAGAGTTGTTCCTGTGCATGGCTGGCGACGCTTACTGGTATGTCAACAAGGTAGGCGACAGCATCCGGCTAGATCCTCTGAGATCGGATAGGGTGTCGATTAAAGCCTACCGCGATAAGCTAGTCTACTTCTACACGCTACCGAACGAAGATCCCGTACCATTCGATGAAGAAGAGATTGTTCATATCAAGAACTATTCGCCGTCGGATGATCTATTCGGGATGCCGGTGCTAAGAGCGAACGCTCGACTGGTTGACACTGGCAACGCATACACTGACTTCAACTACAACGCGATGAAGAATGGCATGTGGCCGAGCGGTGTGCTTGCAACTGAGAAGCTAGAGACAGAGCAGTACAACCGTCTCATGAAGCAGATCAAAGATACGAAGGAAGGCCCGGCGAACGCTCGACGCTTGCTAGTCATTGAGGATGGCAAGTCGTGGACGCCTACAACGCCGACGCCGCAAGACATGGACTTCATGGGCGGCACGAACCTCACGAACCAGGAGCTATGCGCTGGCTTCGGCGTATCGTCTGAGGCTATCGGGCTAGTGCCTGCGAAGTATGAGAACGCACGAGCGATGAAGCGAGCAGCTTGGGAAGACACGATTATCCCTGAGCTGAATCTGCTCAAAGGTGCGTTGAATATCCAGCTCGCCAACAGACACTTCGACGGCATCTACTTCGACTACGATCTATCCAACTCTCTTCCGATGGTTGAAGCTCGGAGAGAGAACGCCGAAGAAGGTAAGAAATACTTCGACATGGGCATCTCAACGAAGGCAATCAACGAGCTACTAGGATTTGGCTTCGATGAGGCTGACTGCCCAGATGAAGGGTATATATCTGTCAAACTACTTCCAGTTGGCACTACGCGAGAAACTGACGGCGAGAGACATATCCGCGCTACTGACAGTGTGAGAGATGCCGCCTACCGCTCAGTGGATCGTAAGCGCCAAGGATGGGAGCGTGGAGTGGCAGACAAGATCAGCTCTCTGTTTACGGTGGAGTCGTCAGCGGTGGTCAAAGCTGTCACAAATGGACGGAAAGATACCGACTCGGCTATTGAATCGCAGCGCGGCGCGTGGATAAAGACACTCACCGCCGTATACAGAGCAGTTATTGAGGACTTCGGCCAGGAGACGTATGACGAACTGACGAAGAGAACTATCAGCGTACTCGAGTCACGCGACTACGATCCGTGGGATGACGAGATTCAGAAGTACGTGAATGCACAAGTCGCCTCTCAGATCGACTACATCCAAGAGACGACGAAGAAGAAGATACGCGCTATCGTGCTTGAAGGTATCAAGGACGGAAGCAGCAACGTACAGATAGCCAAGAGCATCAGGGGCGTCTACAACGGATGGGAAGCTGGCACAGAGGTATACAGGGCAATGATGATAGCACGTACTGAGGTTCACCAAGCGTCAGGCACAGCGATGCACAACGGAGCTAAGCAGTCAGGCGTGGCCAAAGAGAAGGCATGGAGCAACGCTGGCGACAATCGAGTCAGAGATGCGCACCTAGACAACGGAGCGCAGAACTTCATACCGTTTGATGACGTGTTCCAAGACGGTGCTGACTATGCCGGTGACGGTACAGACGATGTTAACTGTAGGTGCGCAATGCTCTACAGGAGCGGACGATGAACTATCTGAACCTGCAAGTCGCGAAGAAGAAGGCCAGACGCCAGGCGCAGCACATCGATGACCTTGGGGTCATGGGCGAGGCATGGTGTGTTGGGTCTGAATACGAGAAGAAGCTACGGCGTACCCGCGTACCTTGCTCGTGCTATATGTGCGGCAATCCTCGTAGACATTGGAAAGGTAAAGACAGGCTGACGCTTGCTGATAAACGACAGAACGATATAGCGCGGATTCAAATCGACAGCGCACTAGGACAGGCGGGATAGATGAATCACAGCGAAGCAGAGCAGATAAAGACGTGGCGATGCGGAACTGATGGGAGCGCGTGCTGCTCGTGGCGAACTATCGCTAAAAAGGCATCTGAGTTGTGGCCCGAGAAGGATATATGTTCTGGGAATCAACTCTTCGGGATGAAGCTATGCGAAGAGGCGAGCGCGATTCTTGGCGAGGACATAGACAAATAGGAGTAGGTGATAGATATGGCTGACACAGTAATTACAGCGACGATGACACATCCCGGCCCGACTGGGTTGCGGGATTCGATGGCGCCTGCTCTTGTGACTGGGACGTATGAGGCGAACGATACCGACTACCATGCGATGATCTTCAACACGATGGGCAAGCGATACATCACGTACTGCGTAGACAATCCATCTGACAAAGACGTGACGGTGACGATCTACGGCGCGCCTGCTATCACATCCGCTGTAGGAGATCCTGGCGTCTTCCTTATCGGAACATCGGTTACGTCTTCGGCGACAAGCTACGAGGAGGCAACGACTGATGAGGGTGCGATGTTCTTCATCATACGATGCACGTCTGCGGTGGCCTCTGCGACTGGTACTACTGTCACAGTGCACGCGCACTTAATGCAGTAGGCGAAGGATTCTTAGCAGCAGCATAGGGAGAAATATGACACAGCCAGAACGAGCATTCGAGGTAAGGGTCGCGGAGGACGATGGCGAGCCAGGGCGAATCGAAGGACTTGCCTCTGTGTTCGGTGTGGAAGATTCTCACGAAACCATATTCGACGCGAGAGCATTTAAGAAGACGCTCAAGGAACGCAAGGGCAGAGCGCCGATGGTGTGGATGCACGATGCCGCTACGCCGATTGGACTCGCTACGCTAGAAGAAGATGAGGATGGGCTACGCTTCGTTGGGCAGCTTGATCTAGACGTACAGCGTGGCGCTGAGGTATACAGCGGGATTAAGAAGGGCTACATCACACAGATGAGCCATTCCTTCCAAGGTATCAAGAGCAAGATGGTGAAGGGCGAGGACGGTAGAGAAGTCCTTCACTATACCGAAGTCAAGTTATATGAGATCTCGCCGGTGACAGCGAACTTCGCATCCAATGAGAAGGCTGTTATCACGGGAGTGAGAATTGAAGAGCCACAGGAAGAGCCGATGCTCATTCCCGATGGCATACGATCGCAGATGGATCGGATCGACGCACTCCTTGAGCCGTCCAACGACACTCGAACGGAGCCGCATGGCAAGCCGGGCAACCACTTGCAAGGTATCCAGACGCAGGTTGACAGGATCGCAAAACTTAGGAGTGTGTAGCATGGCAGAGAAAGACGAGAGAACAGATCAGGAGAAAGCACTTGAGCGCGTAGAGGTACAACTCAAGGGTGTGGCCGACGTGCTTGAAGGCGTACCTGAGACAGTGAAAGAGGAAGTCGAGCGGCGCGTCCAAGAGATCACCGGCGACGCGAAGGGCCAGCGCGAAGAGATGGAGGAGAAGTTGACTGCTGTAGAAGAGCGGCTAACCGCTGCGATCCAAGAACAGCAAGCGCCTGAGAATGGCAACAACGAAGAGCGCGAGGAAGACTACGGCTATGGCAACGAAGCCGGTGGCTTTGACGACATGGTAGCTGAGGTACGCGCAGCCGGACAAGGCATGGGCATTCCTGAGCGATTGAGCAAGATGCACAAGGGCGAGGTTGAACGACGTAGCCTTGACACGCTGACAGGAACAGGCGGCGGCTTCTGGATGCGCCCTCAGTTCTCAGATCAGCTATTGCAGATTCCAGAGAACTCGCAGTTCTTGTCTTCGCTTATCCGCGAGCTCCCTCCGACGGATCCGCCGAATGCTGAGTTTACGTTCAACGCATTCGATCAGTCTGGCTCGAAGGGTGTATACGGTGGCGTGGCTGTCTATTCGTCCAAGGAATTGGCCGACGTGACTGAGACGAACACACCGACGATCATGCAGGTGAGCTTCAAGCCTGAGAAGACTGGCGTATTCTGGTCCGTATCTGAAGAGGCTTCGGCGAACATCCCGCAGATGGGATCAATGATGCAGCCTCTCGTTAATGGCGCCATCATGTCATATCGTGACGACAAGATTCAAACGGGGACAGGCGCAGGCGAGTTCAAGGGATTCGCTTCCAGCCCTGCTATGATCTCCATTGCACGTAGCGTAGCCTCTCAGGTGAACTACGTCGATCTAGTCAACATGATCGCACGCATGATGTCTAATGGCGGAGGGAGCTTCGTCTGGGTATGCCAGCGAGTCTCGATGCTTCCTCAGCTTGCGACGCTTACCGATGGTGCTGGGCAGCTCATCTACACACGAGATGCCAACAGCGCGATCCCTACGACTTCACTGATGGGGATGCCAATCTTCTTCAACGAGATTAGCCCGACGCTTGGTACTCAGGGTGACTTGCGATTGCTGAACTTGGACTACTACATGAGGAAGCCTGGAATGGGTGCAACGCTCAAGAGCGATAACACCTATGGCAACTTCAAGTCTGGCGAAGAGACGCTGCGAGTGGTGTACTACGACGATGCGAAACCGTGGATCACTTCCGCTCTCACGCTTCGTGATGGCACGAATACTGTCAGCCCGTTCATCGAACTGACAGACGTAGCATAGAGAGAAGTCTAGCCCTACGGGGCGAGGAGAACTAATATGCACATGATTAGAGAAGGCGTGAAAGTAGATTGCGGTATCAAGCCCAGCGATAACGCAACGGGCATTGCCGGTGAATACTTCCGAATGGATACGTTCGCCAAGGCTAAGTTCCACGGTGTAGTTCGTGGACAGCTCACAGGGGCCACATCGACGCTGACAGTATATGAAGCGACTGATGCCACCGGCTCGGATGCGGCGGCACTAGGCGCGGCTCTGACGTTCACACAGGGAAGCAAGGTGAACATGGCACAGATCGCGTGTGCTGGTACTACGTCCGTGGCAGACACGTTGATCCTTACGCCGTATTACTTCAACGGTGAAGGGACTATGACTGCCGGTACTGCGTTAACGTTTACCGCTGCTGCTGCTGAGAACCTGTCAGAGCGAGAGTGGGATCAGTCAGGTAACGCAACTGCCGAGGGCGCATCCATCGCAGCGTGCATCAACAGCACGGCGTATGGTGTGCCTGGACTCTTGGCTACTGCTGATACCGGCACGGTAACGATCACTTGCACTGAACCAGGCGGCGGCGACCGTCAGGTATTGTGTGCTGATAATGGAACCGGAGCATTCGACATCACTGAGTCCGCTGTTGCCAAGCTGGTAGTCACTGACTTGATTCAGATGGCAGACTTCGAGGTGTACGTCCAAGACTTAGATCGTGATGACGGCTTCACTCACGTCGGAGCAGCGTTTACCGATCTGGAAACTACCACTTGGTCATGCTGCATTCTTGAACGCGCGATGGCTGGGTATGGTCCAGTTGGCCAGGCAGTATCGGTAACTGACACATCCGCATAGGAGGGATCATGGTAGATAAGCTAAGACCGAAGAGCGTTCGCTCGCCGGGTGATCCCTGTGCGTGGGCGCAAGAGCAAGTCGGCTCGATCTCTGAGACGATTGAATATTCAGACGTATCTAACCTGACGGGGACGGTTGCCATTGGCACTATCCCCGCTGGGGCTACGTTCCTTGGATGTAAGGTGTGGGTTGTTACCGCATTCAACGCAGGCGCTACAGACGCGCTTATCGTTGGCATCCCGACTGACACAAACTACTTCATCGAAGACGGACAGCCTACATCAGCCAATACGGAAGTGAACGAGGTAAACGTACTCGATTACGAGCCGACTGCTGATGTTGTTGTCTCGGCAATCTATACGCATACGAGTACAGCTCCGACGACTGGTAAGGCCGTCGTGACTGTCTCGTTTACGCAGCCACTCTAGGAGGGCGACATGCGAAATACTGAACGCAAACGATTTATGGCGTGGACATTCGTAGCCCTCTTCATCGTTGTGAGCTTGGTGGTATTCGCCAAGACTAACTACTTCGACAATATGTACGTCGAGGGAGACATCACGCTTGATGGTGGCATTACTGGCGACGTAGTTGTAACTGGATCGCTATCGTCTACTGTACCGGCGAGCTATATTGCTTTGCTTGGTAGCGTAGAGGTTGACGTACAGACTACATCCGACACGTTGTTATATACCGTCCCGGCTGGTTATTCATGCGTCATTACCAAGATCGTTATCCGCTCTGCTAACAAGAGCCTCGATCAAGATACAGACGCGACTAGCAATATCGGGTTTGCTGCGGCTACTGATGTTGTAGCCAGTGGTGACATCTCGAAGGTGCTAACTGCAACAACTTCGTGGGCTGAGCTGACTATCGGCACAGCACCTGTTATTGGCACAACTACGCAGGCACTTAACTGGCACACTACTACCGGATGCACAACCGCAGACTCTACGTTGCAATGTGAAGTATTCGGCTACTTGTACTAGGAGCGATATGAACAGAGCGGCTGTAACTGCCTCCTCAGCAATAGGGGTCATCACTGGCCCCTACGCTCTGTTTCAGGAGGAGATATGAAAGTTATCCTAGCAGAAGATCGAACGATCAAAGGCAGGAAGTTTGAAGCTGGCGACGAGGTTATCGTCAACAAGGAAGTCGGAACGCGGATGGTAGATGAAGGTATCGCTAATCGCGTGATCGACGTTGTTGAGAATCGAGTAGTAGGCAAGAGCGTATTCAATGCGCATAAGGTTGTGAGATAGATGGCTAAGTGTCCAGGCGGCAAGATCGGCTCAGGCGGGAAAGGTAAGGGACTCGGAACCGGCGGCGGTAAAGGTCCGATTGGCGTACCGAAGAGGTAGGAGGTAGAGATGTCTGGAGTGGATATAAAGATCACGATCAACAAGGAAGAGATCCTTCGTGATCTTGACGAGATCCAGAAGAAGGCTGAGGAAGTAGGCAAGGTGCTAGAGAAGCTGAACGCGCCTGTATGTCCATGCCCGATGCCGCCATATACACCGTGGCCTGGTTATCCGTATTACACTTGGGAAACTCCAGACACAACGTGTGGTACTACAAGTGCGAATACAGATTGCAACATTACAGTTACCTACACGGAAGTACATAGCACGCCTACAGGAGAGTAGATATGGCAGACGGTCCAGTGTATACAGGTTTATCTTGGGCGACTTACACGTCTCTAGTGCGTGCCTATTGCGGCGTCGATGGATCGGATCACGACGCTCTGCTTACGGTGCTATTCAACGCATCGAAACGTAAGGCAGACGAATACCTCAACAACCCGTTCACTGAGATCGTGCCGACTGTCGTATTCGATGGCGTGGTAGCAGACGACTATATCATCGTCAACGGCAAGACATACACCTGCAAGGCGGCGGCTGATGAGGACGAACTGGAGTTCGCGCTTGGTGCTACTGACTCGGATACCGCTGACAACTTCGCGGCCTATGTGAACTCTACGTCGCTAGGAGGCTCTTACGGGGCTACTGGAGTCGCTGGAGTGACTGCGGCTAACACTAGCGGCTCGGTTACGCTAACAGCCGACTACGGCAACGCTGACGGCATCGTAGTGACTAGCTCGGATGACGACACGCTACTGGCTAGAGACGTGCTTACATCGAAGACGATACCTGAAGACGTGAATCAGTGGATCTATCAGCGAGTACGACGGCACTTCAGGAACCGCTCTGCGTTGATGTCAGAGTCGCAGTCTGGCATTGGGCAGAACATGTACGTGTCGATGAAATCCGAGGAGTCTGGAATGGCGGATACGTTCGACACGATTAGCCATCTGAGACTAACGCCGGGGTTAGGATGAACGCAGATCAGCGGATAAGGATTGACACAGGCACACGGACTACCACGGCCACCTCTCCACAGGGCACGTGGGTTACGGCTTCGTCTGATACTCGTTGGTGCGAGGTGTCGTCTATTAGCCCGGCGATGGCCGTTCAACGGTATCAGATCGAACTTGACGCAGTAGTGCGCAAGGAATTCAGATTCTACGATAAGCCGACGATCACGCTTGGCGGATCGCGGTTTGTGTGGTACACGAATGGGAGTGACGACTATCTCAAGATCTACTGGCCGAAGAGTTCGCCAGTGAACGCAGACGGTGAAAGCAGAATGACGACGGTACTAGTTGAAGAGGATAGGGAAGGTGAGAAGATCAGTGTCTAAGATGTTCGTGTCCTTTCTTCCAGCGGTGACAGTCGCCATCGAAGCGACGGGAGCTAGGGCTATTCGTGCTACTGCTGACATTGGGCGCAATCAGACAGTTGAGAATCTATCAGGCGGACGATCTGGGCGCACGTATCGAGTGCCAGGAACGAGCGTGATGTATACCGCGTCTGCGCCGGGAGAGTTCCCAGCCGTACAGACTGGAAGATTGAAAGGCAGCGTGAGGATCCTACCGAGCGGCGGCGACTTGTTGATTGGCACTGATGTTGAATACGGGCTGTACCTTGAGAAGGGTGGCGGCGGCGGGCGCGATACGTCTGGAAGGTTCACAGCAGGCATGAAGCGCCCATGGTTGAAGCGTTCACTGGATCAAGCTAAGCCTGCAATGATACTTGAGCTAAACAAGAGGTGGTTCTAGTGGCGGCTGTTGAGACAGGGCAAGCAATCATCACTGCGCTATGGACTCGCATTACGTCTGACGCAACGATGAAGAGCGTAATGGGAACGCCTGTATCTCTCTACCGAGTTATGGGGCCCGCCGATCCTTCGATGCCGTATTTCTGGCATAGGCTCGCGTTGAACGGCGACATGTTCCACAGCACGCATTCCTACTTTCTTGACTTGTGGTATTACGGAGTTGATTCAGCGGTCCCAGATCAGGCGATAGACAGAGCGAAGATTCTATTACACGAGTGGCGATTTACCACGGCGAACGATGAAGCCGGTGGGCTGTTGAGTTGGTTCTCTGGCGGCTACATCCCAACGGATGTATCTAAC